ACTGAAGCAATGCGATAGAAGTCGCCAGACTGGTTTATCTCTAATCTTGTGTAACCCACCTGGTTGCTGGAGTCTCTATATCCTGAAAGCGGTGGAATATTTGGTTCAAAACCATTTACTTGAATATCAAATGTACCTACGCCAAGCGCAGAAAAATCGTGGGTATCACCACCGTAATAATCCACCCGTGACCAACCTGGGCAGTAGCCATTGAGTCTACCTACTGGTGAGTCTTCTCTACCATTCCACCATCTACGCCAAACAACTGCACGGAAGTCGTAGGGAAATTCGTTTCTATTGATAGTATCTGTTCTTGACCAAATCCAACCCCTATCTCCAGCCTCTCCTTCAACGGGCCACTCCGTTATCTTTGTTGGCGGGTTTATTGTGTCAGGAACCGAGAGAACTAACTGGTAGTCGATGATGTCTTCTGGGTGAGCTTCTGACCTGGCTTCCCTGCTCAACTCATCTTTTGCTAGGGCCTTGACAATCAAAGGCTCGAAGTTAACCGTATCCACAGGGACGTTGTACTCAGTGGTCCCCGGTATAATGTACCTAGTTCTAAAGTCAGCTATTCTGTACTCCTGCCCTGGCATCAACCACCCATTCTGGGTCATTGTAACCAGTTCAGCGTGAAGTATGTTAATAATCTGTTTTGTTAGTTTCATTTTTCTCTCCAGGTCTGTAGGCCAGATTCGTCGATTAGTTCTAGTGTTACTTGTTCGCCACCAAGTAATCTAATGGCGCCATCCCACTTAAAAAACCCATGTTGTAAATCTTCCAATGGAGTTCCAACTAGATAGAAAGTGTACCCAGGTTCTGCAACAATGGTTATCTTTCTAAACTGATTATTAAATCCTGTGATTCTATCTATTGTGAAAACTCCACCTGCTCCTTGTAGACAAAAAACACCATAGTATTCAAGTTCAAAAGGACCATAAGTTGAACCGTTATAGTCAAAATAGGCTAAATTTAAGTTAGTTCCGGAAACCGGATTAAGAAAAGTTGCGAAACTAGAGCCATTGACAGTATCTATTGAGGCATAGTTTTGAGCTCTATCCGTGAATCCTGGAATGGGCCCAGGCATATTTATATAAAAGTTAGCTCCATCAAAACTATCCTCATAAATTCTATTAAATGACCATCTATAGTCAACTGCACCAATGCCTGTGTCTAATAAGTTAAAAGTTCTTATACCATCAAAATGGCAACCTTGAACATCAGCACTTGGACATATAGTAGCATTACTAAATTGCCCTTCGAAAACGCTATACTGAATTGAAGAATCCTTCATCATATTATCTTTGAACTCATAACCAACCTTGTTTCCAAGGAACCAGCCAAGGTCGTTGTCATGGGTGTAATCCATAAATTCATTACTTTCACATAAATCCCAGAATCTATTCCTAATCATCTCACTTCTTCCACCGTGGTAGGTATTGGCAAAGAAATCACTATATGCTATATTGTACTTGAACCCCCCACCTATCAGATTATATTCACAATCACCATAAAAGATATTGAACTCTATACCAGAGGCGATGAAGTTATTATTATGGCAATCCATAAGGAAGGTATTATTAATGAAATCCCAGTGAAATTTATTTCCTTTTGTCTGACCCCTAAATATATTGTTAAAAGCCCCGTACTGGTCATAACCATAACCACCAAACTCATTACCCCAGGTCCTACTATAGTTGCCCCAGGTTGGGAAATCCTGATAGTCTCCACTTGTAGGTTGGACGGATACGTAAATTCCATCTCCTGAAGTCATTTCCCAGCGGCGCCAAACACAGGCACGCGAGTCGTAAGGCACTATGTTATCATGGTCGTCTCTACGCCAAAGTATACGGCCTCTCTTATCTGGTACTGAATTGCCCTCCCAATGATAATCCCCTTCGGTAAAATTGTAGCGAATGCTATCAGTTGGGTAGGTATCCGAAATCGCTTCTACATGAAACTCACCGCTTGTTACGGCTGTAACTACCAAAGGTTCAATAGAGCCCTCATGGTATTCCCCACCTGTTTCAGGAATTTCGTGAATGGTTCTAAAATTAGTTATCCTATATCTTTGTCCTGCAACCAATGCTCCACCTGTGACCAATAGGTTCAAATCTTCATAGGTGTAGTCAAGGATTGAGGTTGACGTTCCATCCTGACCTGAGTACCCACTGTTGCCGCTTAGACCAGAATATCCACTTCCGTCCTGTCCGGAAGTTCCTGAGTATCCTGACGATGCTGCCTCTCCATTAAGACCAGAGTATCCACTATCTCCCTGTTGTCCCACGCCACTATACCCAGAGAAACCACTGTCTCCCTGAGCGCCGTCAAATCCTGACTTACCAGAGTATCCACTCTCGCCAATTATTCCTGAATAACCACTTGTTCCATCGTTACCATCCAATCCATCTACACCAGAGTAACCAGACTCCCCGCTGACTCCAGAGTAACCACTGTCACCAGGTCCACCGCTGACTCCAGAGTAACCACTGTCTCCAGAAGTACCACTGAATCCATCGGCTCCGTCGAAACCAGAAGCCCCGCTGTAGCCCGAATAGGCGGCGGCGCCATCACGACCGCTGGCTCCCGAGTATCCTGACGACCCGTCCTGACCACTGTAGCCCGAGTTACCATCGTTTCCATCCAGACCGTCTGTACCCGAGTATCCGCTGTCGCCCAGCTGTCCTGAATATCCTGAGTCACCCTGTCCGCCAGTATCCCCGGAAACGCCAGAGTAGCCCGACTCACCGGCGTATCCATCGACGCCATCGATGCCAGAGAACCCACTATAGCCCGACCAACCGCTCTGGTTACCGCCACCACCCGACCAGACAGGCAGGTCATTCCAAGCGGTGACGCCGTCACCAATCTTCATGTTACCAGTATTACTTTCGTAACCAATCTCGCCTTCTGCTAGCGTTGGATTAGCATTTTCCCAACTGGTTGAACTGCCACGTCTGATTTGAATTTTTGTTCTCATTGTTACCTCTTATGGTAGCGTCGCTGAGCCGCCGTCTGTTATAGTCCCATCATTTGCATACGGCAGGCCCTTCTCGACTGGTATGTATTGTGAACCTGGGGTACCACCCCATAGTCTCTCTGGTGCGCCACCCGCAAGTGGGTCTTCATCTGGTGTTCCACCGTCTGCAGTGGTTGGCATTGTTATCGCCTCATTCCAACTATACTCCTCGAGTCTTTCGTAGGCGTCCAACTCGTTGCCTGAGACCGTGTATCTTGTGAGTGCGCTCATGTCCGTGTGCCCCCACTGCTTCCAGTCAATATTCACTGACTTGATAAGTTCAACCATTGGAATAGGTCTATAGAAGAAAACGTCCACGTCAAAGCTCAGGATGAACTCGTAACGCCTTATCTGTTCTTCGCCTACGTCATCCATGAAGTTAGGCACTGTCGACTTCAGGTTGACTTTCATATCCCTAGTTAGCTCGGGTAGGAAGTCCCACTCACGGATTGTGATATTCCTCCATGGGTTGAAGGTGGGCAGTATCTGCTCAAGAATCATTGATAGCTCTTTGAAGTGCAAACTCAGTATTGCAAGCTCATAGGTGGCCGTGTATGGTGTGCCCGCTAGCATCTCCTTGTTGCCGTTATCGGTTTCGCTGTACCACTTGAAGATTGGTGCGTTATAACCACCACGTGCCTTCAATGGGTTGTATGTGAGGTTCTTCAATACCAAACCCATGACGGGCAGATTCTGAATCCAGTAGAGCCTATTCGACTCTTTGTTGTCCGTCAAGAGCGGGATAAACTTCTGCCTGTGTGCCCAGCGCAGTGGTACCCTCTTGTAGAACAATTCATTACCGCCGGCGTCAAGTTTTGCAGTTGTGATGCCGCTGAATAGACCCAGCATTGCCAGGTTTGTTTTCCTCAACGTATTAGGAAAATAGTAGGCTTTGTTATCCATTGTCCTTGGTTAGCTCGCTTCTCTTCACTATCTTCAAGCTGCCGGTCTTTGGGTTGTAGATTTCCACCCAATCCTCTGGCTTCTCGAACCCCTTCTTATCCATGGGGCGTTTGGTTAGGGTGACTACCTGTCCCTTATGATAGAATGTGTTCTCGTTGAGATACTTTTTGAAGGTCATGTGTGGGTAGCTCCTAACCATTGAGTCTTTGGCATATAAAAACTCTCTACCCAGTTGCTATCTGTGATGCCTTCAAAGTAGAGGTTATCTTTTATCACATACGCTTGGAACTGCCCATGGTCGGTCACTATTTTGTACTTGCTGAAATTCAGAGTCCCTGATAGCATAGACTCGGTTACTTTGTTTGCCCAAGTGTGGTCCATACGAACGGTGAAACTATGAGTCATTCCACCTCCACCGCGCTCGGTGTTTATCTTCTTGGCGCCTGGGCTGTCATTGTTGGCGACTACAACCACAGTAGGCCCACTTGAGGTTATGCTCTGCACAGTGGAATACCAGCTGACTGGTTGTATGTAAGACTCTCCCAAATAGCGCTTGAATGTCATACTAGCTCCTATACTCTCTGCAGGTTATGTACTGGAATTGAAAAGGAATTTCCATCACTTGTATTTATATTAGCAACACCATACATAACTTTGACCACGACCCCCAGCATGCCTCTGAACTTCTCGGCAATCGAGTTCATATCCCAGCTCGGCACCACTATCCTAACTGGGGTGCCTGGCTTAAAGTAGTCATCCATCCCCATTTCCATGAGGTAGTCATCAATTCTGTCTTCTATCATTTTTCTGTCCTCTTAACTTCACAATATGTCTTCGATATGGCCTCAATCTCCCAGTCACCGAAGGCATTCCTTCTTAGCTCTTCGATTAGCTGCTCGGCGGTATCTCTCCACTCGCTACTTGGGGCCTTTACACCATTTATCTTCTTTTGAGCAATTGTTATAGTAATCCTTCCAAAGTGTTCGAATACTGAATAATCGACGACATCTAAACCAATCATGTTGTCTGCGAACTTCCTCACAAAGGGTTCCAGCTTAACTATCTGCTCCTTGTTGGAGGGTGGTCTATGGGTTGGCTCAATCCAAAGGTCTTCGTATAACGAAAGCATTATTTCTGATGGTCTCATTAGAATCTCTCCCTTGCCTTGTTGTATTTTGCTAGGTCAAAGGCACCACTAGTAATTATTTTCTTGAACCACGCTAGTAGGACAACTTCATTCTTCTTTGAGAGCGCCCACGTCTGGTCATAGGCAGAGTTTAGGCGTTTAGCAAATCCAAAGTCCGCCATGGCTTTCTTCAGGATTGGTACCAAGGTTCTCTTTAGGTGAGTTACCTTTGACCAGCTCTTTGCTAGGCCGTCATCTGTAAACTTTGGGTTCTCCCCAATCTCTTCCCAGTATGAGAACGCTCGGAAACTGTCAACCCCGTTCTCTCCTTTTAACCAGTTGCCAGCGTCCCCTGACTCCGGAAACCTGTACTCCGCCTTTCCCTTGGTGAACTTCGCGAAGTCGTCCAGAACCTTGTATAAAGGTTCGACAATCTCAGCGTACTTCATCATAGCTGGAGGATACTTTTCACCACTCACTACCGCTCTCTTAACCGCTCCCTGATAGAAGTCATCTGGGTGAGTCCAGTTTCCAACCAGCTCCTTCGCATATCCTTCTAGGGAGTTAGAGTTTGGTGCACCAGTATCTGAGTGATGATACGGTTCTTTAAGAATCTTCTCGTTGCTTTCCTTAACATCCTCGTACAACCAGTTCCTAATCTCGTTTAGCTCCATGGGCTTCGGTCTCCTTGCTTGTCAATGAGTATACCAGTAATCTCTGGGGTGTTCGCTTCCGCGTCGTCGTTCAGCAATGGGTTAGAGTTCGGGAAGCTCGGGTCTCCCAGCTGGTCGTATGGGTCATCCGCTGCGCTAATCTCAGGATTGATTGAGGCGCCTTCACTGTCTGCTGCCACCAAGTGGAGTCTGTATGCCATTTTCTCCTGGTGGAAAATATGGTCTTCTCGCTCAACCGTTGAAAGCATGAAGACGCGCCCCATGTACTTAATGTAGACAAAATCTCCAGCTCGTGGTCCCGTGTCTGGTATTGTGTTGAATGGGCCGCTAGGTTCAGCACTTGTTGCTCCGACATAGGCGTCGTCCCATTGCTTCTTGCTGATGGTCAAGTCAAATTGGTCGCTTGATTGGAAGCCGTACTTGCCCAGGTTGAAGATTTCATGGATGAGTGCGGCATCGTGAGTCATGGCCTTCAACCAAAACTTTAGGCGGACATTAGGATAGATGTCCTCGTTGTAGAGGGTGTCCTTGGTGTCGTCCCTGTCGGTACGCCAGTATTCAATTTCAATACCAAAGAGGTTAATCGCTTCGGTTATAGCCGATTGATAAAGGTCGTTCTCGGAATTTGGGGTGAAGTCAAATCCCATTATTCGGCATCCTCAACGGAGTCAATTTTCTTTAGGGTCCAGCGAATTGCTTCCGCCTCTTTCTTATGAAAAGGGTTTATGCTATTCTTTATTTTCTGCAACCTCTCGTGGGCGTCCTCATAGTTGTAGAATTGCTGATGTTTCTCGTTTCCCTGAGGGTCTTCCCATGCAACCGAAAAAGGTCTCTGAGATTGCATTGTCCAGGCTTCTGTGATTTCTGATAGTTTCATTTACTTGGCCTCTGCCTTCCAGATTGGATTATTGGTAGTATCCCACTTCGCTGAGCCCGCGTCCTTATCACTATCACCTAGTGCGTACATAAACCTCTTTGCTGATAGAATTTTGGTTACTCTTACCACAGATTTTCCAGTGGAATCCCAGATGGCAACCTTATCCCCTACCTTAACCGTTGGCGCACCCTCTAAAAGGATACTAATTTCTGATGGTTTCATTCTACCTCCTTAATAATTTGAGACCCTGCAAGAATTCTTTTTGAGCTTACCAGTCGAAGTTATCTTGCAGTACCATGGGTTTCCATTCCTGGTTTTGAAGCCAACGAGCCCACTTTGGTCGTGGATGTCAAAATCGGCTTCGATGAAGTGCCCAATCTCGGCTTCGATGGCTGCCTTCAGCTTGACTTCATCAACTGGTTTATCTGCTTCCAAGAGAATCTTTATTTCTGATGGTTTCATGTTATCTCCAGGGATTTCTTTCCGTCTTGTATTGAGGATGGTCAGCGATTGTGTCATCCCACATAGCAGCCATCTGGTCGTTGAAACGCTTACCACCTAAATACTTCTTTGAGGCTGCGTCTAGTGCAGCCATAACATCCATGCTGTCGATGCCGAATGTCTTGCTTACGTATGGGATGAGTGTGTCGATTGGGTCGCCATCAGGGAAAACGTCTCCCCACGTCATTTCAATCTTCTGGGCTATTTTGTTTAGGTCGCTGTCAGATAATTTCTTTTTCTTTGGTGGTTCGCTGGCACGCTTTCTAGCTGCCTCATAACCCTTGGCGTCCCTTTCCTTCTGGCGAACGTCCACTAGTTTTCCAATCTCGGGCACCTTAGCGGCTGCCTTCTTGAAGTTCATGCCAGCCGGTATAACCATCTTTCCGTCAGCGTATAGGTCGGTCTTGCTTGACGTGTCCAACGACTGACCACCTATCCATGCAACTAGGTCCATCATCGTGTCGAACTCACCATGGTGTGGCGCATCAACCTTGCCTTCGCTGAGGAACTCCTTGAAGTTGGAGTAGCTAACCGACTCATTCTTTGGTATCTTGGCAAATAGCTTTACTTTCTTCCCTTCTGGTTTATTTGCAGTGTAGGTGCCATGGACTCCATAGAGAAAGAATCCGATTGAGTCGGCGTCGGACCCC